GTGGGAGCGCGCAGAGAATGGTGACTCTAATTTCGTGCCATTCTTCTTGAGCTGGTTCGATATGCCCGACTACACGCATAATTTCTACTCCGCGCAGGAAAAGACCGTGTTTATGGAGAAGTTGAATGATGAAGAGCAGGAACTTATGGTTAATTTCCAGCTCACTCCTGAGCAACTCTACTGGAGGCGAGTCACTATAGCGGATCTGGAAGGAGATGTTGAACTATTCAGGCAAGAATTCCCTTCTACTGCGGAAGAGGCGTTTATAGTGTCAGGAGTGCCGGTATTCGACCGCAAAAAGCTCCGTATTATGGCCCAGAAAGCAAAAGAGCCTACTTTCCAGGGCGAAGTAGGCGCGAAAGGACTCCTGGCGAACGATCAGGGCTCTTTAAAAGTCTGGAATCACCCACAAACCGGGCAGGTGTACTCCTTGGGAGTAGACGTAGCAGATGGAGGTGAGGGTGGGGATTATTCCTGCATACAGGTGTGGAAAAAACTGCCAAACCCCTACACCGCCGAGCAATGTGCGGAGTGGCACGGCCATCTCGACCCTTATAACCTAGCACATGTGGCCTCCTCGCTGGGGAATTTCTACAATAACGCACTCATCGGAGTGGAGACCAATGCACATGGGCTTGCCACACTCAACGAATTGCAGAGATCTTACTGGAATCTATACAGACAGGAGCATTTCGACCGGTATAAGAATGCAAGGGTTAATAAGCTTGGCTGGGAGACTACTAACAGGAGTAAGAAGTTACTTATCTCCTTTATGACCCATTGTATCTCTGATCTCTCGATTATTGTACATTCAAATGCCTTGATACGGGAATGTATGACCTTCTTGCGCACTGCACAGGGGACCGCAGAAGCTCAGACCGGCGGACATGACGACAGAGTAATGAGTGCTATGATCGGCTTGTTCGTCCTGCACCAACAGCTCGATGATGCCGAGGATGATATAGTCGACACCACCGGAGATAAGAAGATAATACAAATACCCAAGACACACATAATAGACCAAGAATTCGCTTCTATCCTGGAGTACGGTGTGCAGAATGTATATGAGCAGAGTTGGCTTAATTATTGAGAAAGGCACAGAATGCGCAGCATTCCAAATCTAGCAGAAAAGCTAGCAGAAAATCTAGCAGAAAACAAAGAGGAATAAGAAATGCCACGTTTGAGTCAACACCCTGAATTACTAAGAGCCGCACGAATGGCACGTGTAGGACCGGAGACTTGGCAGTCCTGGAAAGATGCCGGGATGGCCGCGCTGGATATGTTCAAGGCGATGGCGAGTAATAGTGTGGCAGGGGATTTGCTGAGGAGTGCAGGAGTCGAGATGCCCGCGCGGCAGAGTGATATGCAGTCTTTGCAAGATAATATAGTAGACTTCGGGATGCCTGGTGTGCCGGTGGGACAGATTCGTCGACTAAGCCAAACGCTGAGAAAAGGCTCTCCCGAGGCCGCCGCGCTACGCAAGGTGATGAGTGCGGAGAATAAGGCGCGAGGCGCGGCATCTGAAGGGGATTATCTAGACACTCTGCTGAGGTCGACTCCCTTCCATGGCCGCAGTTATGAGCACTACCCGGATGTCGGCGAGGTGTATAATCCTGGTATAGCGAAGCCGGGGAATGTGGGCGAGCCTCAAGGACTTTCTCTTACATATAGAGAGCCTAGTAAGTTCGTGAGAGAACACACCTCCTTTGCTAAGCGTCCAAAAAAGTATAGAAACGCGGCAAATGCACTATCGAAAAAAGCAGACCAGATTGGCGCACCTGAAGTAGTTGAGTTAGATCACCAACTCAATGCTCTGTCAAAACAGAGATCAGCACTTCGTATGGAACTCAATAAAGACTCAGCCACTACTTTCGGAGGAGAGAGTTCAGAGGAGTTAAATAAACTAGATGCTAAGATAGATAATCTTTTAAGCACACGTGATGAACTGGCTAGAAATTCCAAGGGAGCACTTCTACATAGACAAGCCACAAAGTATGCGGAGAAACAAAATGACCCTGCACCTATCTCCCGTGTATTCCCACGCTTCCACGGACGCCCCTCTGAGAAGATAGTCAAAGGGTGGAAAGGCTCGGGCGATGAGAAGGTATTGCAAGACGCCTACACTTATGCACTCCAGCAGATGCCTGAGTTGTGGACAGTAGGAAGAAATTACACTTCTGACATAGTAAGAAATAAATTTCCCAGCTTAAGCATAGACCAAGCACCAAGAGTGGCAAATTTGGCTAATGATTTATCCACTAATCCTAACGCAGTAGAGGCATTATCCTCTGTCTTTGAACATATTAAATCTGGAACTTCTATATCTTATGAGGCTATGGGGCCGATTTTTGATATACTTCCAGTACGTTATTCTAAAGCCTTAGAGATGGCTTCAAAAGGCGAGGAGTTACCAAAGAATTTAGTTAAATCTTACCAAAGACTAGAAGATGTTTATAATCTAGTCAAGTCAGATTTTGATACTTTACCGAAAACCTCTGCTAGACTTGCTTCATATGCTAATGTGAAAGAAATGCTCTACGGGCAAAACCGCACCACTTTCAACACACACCTCACAGACTACATGCGCTCTAAGGGATACCGAGGTGTGCTCTACTCCCCTCAGAGATACGGAGAGTATGAATTAAGGATGCTTGATCCACGGGATGTGGTGCAGCAGGATATACGCCAGGTGGATGATCCAGCACTGGAGAGGATGTATGGTGAGAAAAGTAAGTTAAAATACCCTTATGACCATTTAGGAAAAGAGTCAAATAAGAAATCAAAAGTTATACAAGAATGGGAACAACGCGCAGACCTAGAGGCAAACCCTGATCAGTTGCATGGTCACACTCCTTATGCACTAGGAGCAGTCTACAAAGACATAGCTCTTGATAGACTAGAGCTACCTCCTGAGCATCTACGCAGATCCGCCGCAGAAGAAGTGAAGACCAGACTCATGGCTGAAGAACAGGCCACATTACAGGACGGGTTGAGTGTGGGCAAGCTAGGGGATGTGAGGGTGCGTAAGGACGACGTGCCTATGTTTAATACTCCTGATTCAGTAGTAAAAATGCCTGAATACCCAGCAGGAGGTAAGTTCCCTTGGGAAGAGGACGACATAGTTGAACCTTTAAACAAATCTATCTCTGCTAGTGATGCAGGACAAGAGTTCAGTGATCTTCATAATATATACGGAAATATAGAAGAGGCGGCACAACACATGGAGAAGAAGTATGGAAAACCTCCTGGATACTACGACGCCTTTATAGAGGCAGAGCAAGACGCTCCCATGTCACTATCATTTAAGACTAAGAAAAAGAAAAAAATAAACCTAAACACCTCAGATCTTAACTCAGGAATAGTTAATTAAAAAAATACCTTTAGGGAGGTAACACCATGGTAGCAAAACAGGAGGCCGCGAAAGTCGCGACGAAGACAATACTAAAACCCATTATCAAGAACCCACTCACACTAGACGACATCGAGGCGGCAGGTCAGCTCATTGTCGACCAGATGCCGGACTACGTAGGAGAACTCTTGGATGAGTTAGCCAAGCAAGCCTACCTGCCAAAGTGGCAGCTCATCGGCGGCATACTCTTCGAAGCCTACAACAACGGGTATATGTCTGCCTACACCCTCGACCCAGCATGGAAAGACGGCTTTAAGCTAGAGATGAGCGAGTGCAACTTCTGCCACCAGGAATTCATGCCAGTGCGAGTAGGCCAACTATTCTGCTGCAACGAATGCGGCCAGGGACGTACCAAATTAAGTGAAGTCAAAAAAGAGGGAAAAAAGAATGACCACACTCCTACTGTCAAATCTACTCTTAATAAGTCTACTCGCACTGATAATACTAAACCTCTACCTACTAACAAGAGTACTAAAGCGGGCTGGACGGACCCAGACCTCAGCAAAATGGGCGAGTAGTGAAATAGAAAAATACTCTCCCTCTGTAAAAATACACAAAGGAGACACAGGTCAACATGAGGAGAACTCCTCAATGGACAATATAGACAGAGATGAGTTGGAATGGGCAATGGAGAACGGTTCCCATTCATTAAACGAAGCACTTACATTAATTAGTGAACACAAAAGGAGCGTAGGCTCATGACAGTATTACAAATAGTAAAAGCGCTGGCGGGAGAGGAGGACATCTCGTGGGGCGACTCCGACACTACCTTCACGCGACAGACTCGCACTGGGTCTACTACTAATATACACTACATAGATGATAAGAGCATACCGGCGAATTCCCTTGGTGGTGTTATAGATGACCATCTCCATGTGCAGAACACGGATGTAGGGACTACCTACACCTCATTCTCCATCAATGCAAGTGCCTCCTCTCTTGTGCTTGCCTCTACTGGACTAACAACAGACAGAACATTCACCTTTCCTAATACTCAATCTAGCCAGCCTTTAGTAGGATTAACTGACCTGGCCGCCACGGGAGTTGCCGCGATCTCCGGCGCGAAGACAGTAGGAGTGTACGACGCTGCTGGGCACTTCGCGGCGACCACTGTAGAGAGTGCTCTTGCTGAGATACAGACTAACATGGATGCAATTCCACTCTCACTGGGATACAAGAGAGGCTTCGGCTTAGGTTTCACCAACACTACCACCATTACACTAACTCAAGGTATGTGGCACCATGCAGGGACTACCACGCAGATGATCTACTCAGCAGGTGCTCTCTCTTATAACCCTTCAGGCCTAAGTGGCACACAACTCCAGTATATCTACCTAGACGACTCCGCGATTGCGAGCGCGGGTAGTGCAATCATCACCGCGACCCAGCTCACCAACGCGACCGACGCACCAACATGGAGCAATACAAAATGCGGCTGGTATTATGGAAATGACCGCTGCATTGGGGCTATCTACATACTCGCCGGAGATATAACAGAATTCCGCATCTTCTCTGGTGGCTTCTACGGCTATCTCGCGGCGAATATCCTATACACCGATGCAGCTAGTCCTACCTCCGCCACCTCTTTAGCAATGGCTACTACTGCAGATCCTACGATTAATCTAATCCCTGCATTTTGTACAAAGTGCCGACTAGCAGTACAACACGCCACTATAGACGAGCAGATTTCATTCCTGCCCGCCGCTGGATGGGCATCTAAAGCACAATTAGTAATGACCGATGCGGCTGAGTATGAAGACGTGGAAATATTCCTGGACACAGACCAAACAGTATTATGGTTAACTGTTACATCCAGCCAAACAATCATAGGCTTACACGGCTACTATATAGGTGATTTATAATGGTAGACAAGAAAGAGAACATGGATGAGTCCCAGATAGAGATTCACGCCAAGCAGGAAGTACTCAAGAAGGACCAACAGCGTGATGAGGAGAGGAAGTATGTCAACAAACTACTCAACATCTTCATCGAGGCCGCGCAGTTCAAGCAGAAATTCTCCCAGAATTGGTCCACTTATGTAGACTTCTTGCGGGGGAAGCACTGGCCAGCCCGCCGTCCGTCTTATAAAGTAGACGCAGTGATGAACATCATCCTGGAGAACATAGAGAGAAAAGATGCACTCTTGACTGACTCCAAGCCTATACCTAATGTAGTCGCGAGGAGTGACCGCTATCAAGACACAGCAGACATCCTCAATATATTATTGCAGAAGACCTTTGAGTCCTCCTCCTTCAATCAGGCTATGGTTGATATGGTTCATAATAGTCAGACCTTTGGGAGTGGTGGCGTTGGCACAGTATATAATCTAGACACATTCACCCGGCGGGGAGAGAATGAAGTAGTATCCTATGACCCACGCGCTTATTACTTCGACCCACTCGTGCGGCGGCCATACTTGATGCACGAAGGTGAGTATGTTATAATAGAGGATATTTGGTCCCTCGCTAAGGCGAAAGATATGTACCCAAAGAGTGCAGACTCTATCACTGCAGACTCATCCCTCTCTCAATATAGTGTAGACAACAAAGACGGCTTTTTCAGCAGAGTCCGCAATGTAGTAGGCAGTAAGAAAGGAGAAGAGTTCAAGACTTCCGAGATACCTAGAGTATATGTGCGGGAATTCTGGCTGCGCGACCGGCAGAAATCCGGCAGTAAGTATGTCTTCGAAAATGCGGCCCGGAAGTCTGTACTCATTAATAATATCCTGGTGGACGATGGGCCGAATCCTTACAATGACGGCTTATACCCTCTCGATATAATGAACTGGCATAGGGATTTCCACTCCTGCTTCGGCTGGGGTGATGTTGAACTATTGCAGAGTCCGCAATTACTCATCAATAAAATACTAGCGACAGTAGTCGAGAACATTAACCTCACTTCCAATGCAATATGGATTGGTGATGTAGATGCCTTGAGCAAGGAAGAGTGGATGAGGTTGAACAACGCGCCTGGGTCTTATGTAAAGAAGAAACCCGACAGGGAACTGAGAAGAGAGAGTGGTGTGCCCTTGCCATCTTATGTATTGCAAACCTTAGGTGCTATAAAGCAAGGCGCAGATGAAGTCACCGGCATGGTGGATACTATGCGAGGGGACAGAACAGGGCAAGTTTCCTCTGGTGTGGGTATAGAAGGATTGCAGATGATGGCACAGTCTCTTATTAGACTAAGAGCACGTGATCTGGAGAATGTGCAAGACAGAATAGGCCGCAAACTCATCAGCAGGGTCTTTCAGTTCACCCCACCAGAGGAAATCCTGGAGGTAGTAAAAAACTCAAAAGATCTCGACGATCAGTCCTTAGAGGCCATAGAGAGTGAGTTACTAAAGCCAATAGCACAAAGAAAGAAAGGAGCCTGGACAGAACTCGCATTTAATATCGAACCTGGGTCCAGTCTTGGACTGGCAAAACAGCAGAAACATATGCAGAGTCTCCAACTACGCAAAATGGAAGTCATAGACGATATGGCACTCCTGGACGACTTAGAATATCCACATAGGACCCAAGTGCTGAAGAGAAAAGCCGCCGAGAATGCTGCACGGGAAAAGATGGAGATGGAGCAGAAGGACGGCGGGCAGTCTTCGCAATTCCCGAATCAGGAAAATGCAAGTCCGTTAGGGCGGACTCAACCGGCTTAATGCCAACAGGAGGGTAGTAAAATGAGTGTAGAAATAAAAGTAGTAAAAGAAGAAGATGAACTTTTGGATCACTGGTACTTGATAAAAAAAGTACCACTTATCAACGTACTCCATAGAGACCTCTTAGTACTATGTCTCCAAGGCAAGGCAGTCATGCTCACCGGATGGGATGATGGGAAGAGATGCGCCGTAGGAATAGTAGAACGCCACGGGGACAATATGTCCATTCTCGCATTGAATGCAAAGAATGGAACAAAGGCACTAATGACCGCATTCTACTCATGGGCTTATTCTCTTGGAGTCAAGCGTCTTACAATGATGAGTACCTTTAACAGAGAAGCGTATGAGAGGTTATTCTCTGTAAAACACCTCACATCTATATATGAAAAGGACTTAACAGGATGGCAACCGGAGCAATAGCAGGAGCATTTATAGGAGCAATGGCTAGTGCCGCAGTGCACGGCTTTCGTGGAGGTAGTGGCAATGGTGCATTCCTGGCTATGCTGGGAGGTGCCGCTGCCGGATTTGCGGGCGGTTACGGAAGTGCTTTTCTTGGGCCTATGATGGGTCTGGGTGCAGGTTCCGGCGCTGCACTTACTGGAGAGGCTGCCGCCTATGGCGGACTAGCCGGAGGTATGGGCTTTGGGGCTGGAGGAGCTGCTGGAGCTTTGGGTGGAGCTACCTTGGGCGGACTCATGGCTGGTTCAATGACTTCACTTATCTCCGGCTTTGGCAAA